TATGTAGTTATAGAGTCTAACTTTGGTGATGGTATGGCTACAGCTTTACTAAAACCTATAATGGCTAAGATACACCCATGTGAAGTAGAAGAAGTAAGACACAATATACAAAAAGAAAAGCGTATCATAGATACTTTAGAGCCAATTATGAATGGTCATAGGCTCGTAGTAGACGATTTGTTAATAAAAGAAGACTTTAAATTAGAACCTAATCACCAGTTGTTTAGACAGATGACTAGGATAACTAGAGACAAAGGAGCTTTACGACATGATGACCAGATTGATGCTTTGGCTATTGCCGCTAATGCTTGGGTTGAACGTATGGACAGAGACCAAATCCTATCCTACAATCAACACAAAGAAGACCTATTGGACAGAGAATTGGAACGCTTTATGGAAAGTACAATCGGAAGACAACCACATAAGGATAGTTGGATATAATATGAGTGAAAGACAAACTGAACACATGCTACTTGTAGCAGAACGTATTAAGAAGCATGAAAGCAGAGGTGGTAAAGGAGAGTTAGTACCATATCAATTAGAATACAATGGTATTAAAGAAGACTTCTTTACAGTTGGTCATGGTCATAGAATATACGGAGAAGTCAAGGATTCTTATACACAAGAAGAGATAGACATGATGTTTGAGGACGATTTTAAAAATGCTATGTCTGGTGCTATGGAGCTTATAGGTAATAATCACCCACCTGAAGTATTAGGTGTTGTGACAGAAATGGTATTTCAACTAGGCTACAATGGTACTTCTAAGTTTAAGAAGACTTTAAAACATATTAATAATGGTGAGTATAATTTAGCTAGTTCAGAAATGCTTAATTCTAACTGGGCTAAACAAACAACTAAACGTGCAAAGTCATTGTCTGAGATAATGGCAAATATTAAATAAAAAAATTTGAAGGGGTATATACGTACATAACGAGCCGAGTTTCCCCATACTGTACGCCAAAAACTACGCCAAAAAGTGCAAAAAAGTGGCATATAGCGGCGTTTTTTGTGCCTGTATACGTAACGGACATTATATCCGTTGCGGCTCTGGGTTTTCTTTTTGCTCGTGTGAGCTCTAGTCTGTTTTTTTGGTTTTGAGTGTTGAGAGGATAAGTTCCCATATAAGATAGAGCAAGGGTTCACACAGTATATATACAGGCTACCTACTCACTACTTACACACTAACAACTAACAAGATAAGAAGACAAAACACATGAGCAAATTTAAGATGTTGACTCTAGCCGCTTTGGTTGGCTATTGGCTAACTCTAATTGGTTGCACTGCAATTAATTATTTATGATTAAATTATTTAAGTATTTATTTTTACCTTATTTATTTATAATATTATATGCCGCTAGTCTTGGGCGAGAGAATACACCGCCAAACTTATTAAAAGAGTATTTAATATTTATGAGTCTATTAATAGTGTATGATGTTATAAGCTATGCAATACGTGCAAAGCTGTTATGCAAAATTAACATTACTAAATAAATCCGTTTTAGTGTATAACTTATTTATATTGATTATTTGCTAGTTTTAACTCTACATAAAATAAACTAAGTGCCTGACAGGGTGCGGCGGTGCAGGGCTCTCGGTAGACTTGCAGTCTGGGAACGGACTTTCAATGACTGCTTTATCTGGGCGAGTTTGTCTCTAAGCTGTCAGGAAAGCCCACTCAAGCTAGAAGGCGGACTCTTGGCGGAGTAGTAGGTCTAGCGTCTCTGTTGTCTCATATTATTAAATATGACTGATGAGCTGTCAGTAACAGCGAAACAACTAAACGGAGTCTTATATAATGCCTAGACGTATTAATAAGAAAGTTGCAAAAATGCAGAACGAGGACAGCCTGTCTAAGTTTAAAGACGAACAGGCAAAAAACGAGCACTTTGCGGCGTACAATAAAGAGACTGACAAAGACAAAAAAAAGAAAATGTTGTCTGAAGCAGTCGCAGAAGGTTGGCTCTAGTCGTATGGTGTCCAGAGTGTAGACGAGGCGGCGTTCCTGCCTGTCCGCACACTCACACTATAGGGCTTGGCTGTCAAACTTTGGAGCACATGTTCAACGAGCTACAGGCTAACGCTGTTGGCTTTGTATCTGGTGGGCGTGAGCTCTTAGACTCGCAAGAGTCTATTTTTACTGAGTCACTGGTTGACGTTCTAACACTAGAGCAAAAACTGGAGCTTATTAAAAATAAATACTTTGCGAGATATTAAACAGACATGCACAGGCGGTTGACTTTTAGCCGCCTTGCATTTAAACTAAAACAAACAAACTAACAACGGAGTAAAAACTATGTCAAGAAGCTACCCAATATGGATTGATACATATAATAACGCCTATTCTAACAACGGTGCAAAGTCTCAAGGTGTTAGAGATTATGCACAATCAAGGATTTACGTTGGCACAAGTGCCTCTAACTCTTATGACTTTGGCGGATATAGTGTCAGCCATTCAGATGACGGCAAAGAAAAAACATATAATTTTTATTTTGATGGCGAGTTAATTAAAACTGCTACTTATAATAAAAATAAAAAGACTATGAAGGCTACCGCTTTTTTAAGTGAAGAGGCTCTAAAAGAGAAATACTTTAAAAAGTGGAAGGACGAGGAAGAGCAAAAAGAGGCGGCGTTCAGGAATGAGCGTTACGCTGAGAGACTAAGAGTCAACGGCTTTAGAGATTAACAACGCTAACAAAGGAGCAATATGTCTTGGCTAATATACAAAGGCAAAGTTATTGGGACGTATACTTTTATATATGCCCAAAAAGTATGGGCATTACTCCCATTCTAAACAAAGAGCGAAACAGGGCGGAGCTTTCCGCCTTGTCTCAGGGTCATGCCCTGACTGATGAGCTCAATTTATGGGTCGTGCTTTGCACTCTAGTCAGCTTGTATTCTGCAAAACTATGAGCTTTGCTTAAATGTGAGAGGTGATACTTACAAGGATATAATTAATAGAGTTAATGACTCTATCGGAGATAGGCGGAAGATTAACACAGACAATTTCGCCTACTCCACCAAAAGACTAGACGGCGTTTAGTTTTTGATATATTGCTTATTGGTGGCTTTTTAGTCACAGCAGAGTTGTCAAAGACTAGACGGCGTTATTATTAACAAACTAACAAACGGAGTAAGACTTATGTATATGAGCTTAGAAAACCTAAAAATAACAGAGGTTGAAATAGAAAATGGCAAATGGGTCGGCGGTAAATTCAAAGACCATAAAACGCCAAAAGAAAAACACAAAGTTGTATTTGAAGACAATTATACAAACTTAATTGAGATTGTGTCAGAGCTGAGACACGCCGCAGAGCGTAGCTCACACAATAAAATTTTAGTTAGCTTTGAAGTTAATGCGGAGTGTTAATCATGATAGACTATAATTTTATAAGTAAGGGAAGACTAGACGGAGCAGTGGTTGACGTTGCTCTGCCTGTTAAGATTCCTGCATTAAGTCTAAAAAAAGCTATTGCAAAGTTTTCACCAAAAGAGAATTGTAGCATGGCTGTTATATATTGGACTAGCAGGAAGGGTAACGAGTCTAAAAAAGTTATTTCAATTCCATTTACCAACAGGAAGCAAAGGAAGGGCAAGTAATGATTAATATATTATTAGTTATTGGTATACTTGTTATAGGTATAATTGCTATAATGGGTATGAAAGCAACTGGAGCTCTATAAATGATTGAAATATTTTTAGATGCACCAATGGAGCTCAAGGTACTTATCTTGGGCTCTATTTTTTTAATACTAAAAGAGTTATTTACAGGAAGGACTAGACGGCATGGCGAAGACAAAAATCACATGGACAATTAAATCTAAAATAATTAGTTTTTTATTGACTACACAATACCGTAAAGAGTATGACTGTATGACACCATCACAAGTAGCTCACAAGTCAGCAACACTGATTGAGAAAATCTTTGAGTCTGACTTGCCGCCGCTCTTGGCGTTATCTAATGAGTTACAAAAAACAATCAAAGAGGACTAAACTTGAAAACAATAAAACAAATAAAAGACGTGCTATCTTGGGAAACTTCTCAAGGTAGCAGAGCAGAGACTTGTATTAATTTTTTGGGTCACTCAAAAAAACCTAATGCAATAAATGAAACACACTTAGAAGACTTGACGGCGTTTATAAAAAAGCGTGGAGTCAAAGGTTCTACTGTTAATAGGTATCTTGCAAGTATTAGTAAGATATTGAAGTATGCCTACAATAGACCTAGTGTCTACAATATGACTAGACTGCCGCACATAGCATGGCAGGAAGAGTCAAAGGCTAGACTTAGATTTATGACAGCAGACGAAGAGCAAAGAATGATTAAGATACTAGGCAAGAGTCCATATCTTAGTCTATTTTTATTTCTGTTAGATACAGGCGTTAGACTAGGCGAAGCATTGTCATTTAAAAAAGATGCAATACAAAGACTAGACGGCAAATACTTTATTGTATTGTATGCAGATGAAACTAAAAACAATACAACTCGGAGTGTACCGTTGACTAGACGGTGTGTAGCTATGTTGCAGAAAACAGGTGATTTTAGTCACCTAAACTATAACATGGCGGAGCGTGTTTGGCAGAAGCTACGTAAAGAGATGGGACTAGACGGCGATAAGCAGTTTGTAATACACTGTCTACGTCACACGTGTGCTTCAAGACTAGCTCAATCAGGTAAAGTAGAGTTACACTTTATTAAAGAATGGTTGGGTCATAAGTCTTACAACATGACACTTAGGTACGCCCATTTAATGCCTAAAAATCTACTAAAAGCTGTTAACATATTAGAGGACTACAAGTAAAGTTCCCATAGTAGATAGCACAAATTAACACATAAACTTATAGGAGTTACT